GTGTTTGTCTCTGAGATTCTACTGAGGATTGAACATTATTTAAAAAATTACGAATGTTTCTTCTTTGATATTGTTGAGGTGGTTCTGTGTTAAAATGAACAATCTTCTTTTGTTGAAATGATGGGTTAAAATTGAGGTTATCATTATTATGCTGTTTAATCCACCATTGTTTTTTTTCTTTATTCCGTGTGTTAAAGCTCTTAATATTCTTTCGAATCATTTTTTCATTATTCAGTATGTTATGATGATGTTGAATCTCCCGATTCTTTTCTTCCAATTTCTTTTTTAAAGATTTAACAGCATATTTCAATAGTTCATTTTCAAGAATAATTTCTTTTATTTTATCAATATGGTCAATTAGTTTATTTTTTAAAGCCATGTTTAATAATAATATTTATAATATTATTATTTTTATGATTTTCTATTTATTAATTATTTTAATTTTTTTATATTATCTATTGAATCATTATTTTAAAAAGCATTTTTGGTATAAAGTATATAAACAGCTTTATATAACTGATAATTTCTACACCGATAAAGAATTCAGTTCAATAATAGAAACAAACCTAAATCTAATTAATCTAAATAAAGTAGTTCATTTATATAAATCCTATTTTCCAGCTTCTTTTACAATTACTGATAATACTATAAAAAAATACTTTTCAAAAATGGAAAAACCAGCTTTTATTTATAAAATCTGGGATAACAATTTAATAGGGGGTGTATTTGATTCAATTAATACTATCATTTATAAAAAAAAAGAATATAAGGCAAATTTTGTGGATTACGCAGTAGTCCATTATAAAAATCGTAACCAGAATATATTTCAATCATTAATGAATTCTATTTCTAAATATACAAATTCAAATAATGCGAAATATATTATTTTTAAAATAGATATGAACCCAATTCCATCATTTCATGGTTATAATATGACATCGAACTATTATTATTTGTTGAAAAAGAACATTAATTATTCAATAAAATCAAATTTCATCCAGAAAAAAAATGTAGAAGAGTCTGATTTTGATAGAATTAATAAATCACTATTCTCATTGAAATTTTTTCCATACTTATATAAAAATACAACTTTCGCAAATACGCTTGTTAATGACGATGAAAATATAACACTTTTTATTGATAATAAACTTGTCATGAATTTTAAGAAACATTCTAGAGAACATATAGAATTATTATATATATTCGAACTTGATAAAATAGATATAATAGAGTATTGTAAAATGGGACTACAATATATAAAAGAAAATGAATTATTTGATAGAATAACTGTTGATTCAATCGGATTTAATATAAAAATCGTTGAATTATTTGAGAAAACACATATAACATATCATTATATACTTGGACTGGATGAAAAATTAGAAACAAAAGATTTCTATTATTATTTTTAGAACTTTAGAGTGTTGTTGTTTGAAAACCGCCAAAACCAGTATAAGAGACTTGCTTGTAATCCAATTTTGGGTTTGGTTTTAATACTGGTGGTGGTGGTTTTGGAATAAATATTAATTCTTTCGGTTTTAATATAATTCCACCATTTTTGAACCGAAGCAAATAATCATACATAAAATCATTTTTAGGTGCTTCTTTTTTATCAGAAATTGTTGATATTGTTTGCGCAGATGTCGTCGATTTTGTGGGTTCTTTGGGGGCCTCATAGTTCTGCCAATTCATAAAAGTCATTGATATTCCAAGCTCAAAGTTGTATGAAGTATCATAATTTTTTGTGTCAATTTTCATTATTTTTTCATTTTCTGGATTTGTATCATTTTTCTTAATAACCGCTACCAAATTATACATCGTTTGGTCTAAAACAATTTGCTTACTAACAGCAATTGTTTTAACTCCACCATATTGAAGCGAATTATTTGTAATTGTATGTAAAATAACATTTGATTTTGATGGGGCCATAACTCCATTTATAATTTCATTAAGCATTGGGTCCAATGGTCTCCGATTAGTCATTAAGATGACTTTATCCATCGCCTTTCCAATTGGAATATTTCCTAAATTAACACGTTGAAAACCATAATATTTATCAAGAAACCTTTCTGCTAATATTTTACGAATAATATTGAACATTTTATTTTCAAAATTTTGGTCAGGTAAAAATTCCATATTCAAATAAATAAAAAAAGGTGTATTAACTTTTGTCCATGCTAAATCATAAACTATTTTTAAGCAGTTTTCAAAAATTAAGTAATGCTTATGTTCAACCGGTTTTTGGTCTTTTGTTTCTTTAAAATATGTTAATTTACCATCTACTATATTTCCTACAATTACTTTTGAATTTTCTAAATATTGACTGATTCCAGAATGGAATATGTCTAAATGTATTACACGGGCGCCATTTAATATAACACTTCGAATTGCATTATAACTTACAACATCATCTGTATATCCACATGGAAGATATGATTTATAAGAGGAAGCATAGAAAAAATCACGTAATCCATAATATTTCTTTTGGTTATAAAATATATTAAAATATATCCCATTATCTGGAATGGGTAGTTGATTCATATTAAAATAATTTTTATATACTTCAAGACCAAGATTTACTCTATCTTCTGCGCTTTTTCCTCCTGTAGTTTCATTTTGTACTTTTTTTAATTTTTCATTCGCATAAATAATCGCAAATATTAAAAATCCAATAAAAATAAAGAGCATTGTAAATCCAATAATCTTTTTTATTTTTGAATCAGAATTTATACCCTGATTCGTTATATTTTGTCTTATAAATTCGCCTACACTATTATTCATTATACTATTTATTCCTTAGAAAAATAATCAAGAATATTTTTCTTATTATTTTTTCCGGAAAATTATAAAAAATAAAATAATTTTAATAATAAAAATGAGAAAAATAATAATTACAGGCGGAGCTGGATTTATTGGTTCAAATTTATGTTGTTTTCTTATTTCAAATTTTCCAGATACATATGTAATATGTATTGATAATATGATTACTGGTTCGGTTGATAATATTCGTGAATTATTAATTCCAGCTCATCCAAGATTCAAGTTAATAATTCATGATATCAATAATTCATTAAATGATATATTAGATAATGAAAAAATAGATGAAATTTATCATTTAGCATCGATTGCTTCACCAGAAAAATATAAAAAATATTCAATGGAAACATTATTGACATCAATAAATGGAACTCAGTGCATTTTAGAGTATTGTTTAAAAAATAATTCGAAAATGTTATTTACATCAACTAGTGAAGTATATGGCGATCCTCTTATTCATCCTCAACCAGAAGAATATAACGGAAATGTAAATACTGTTGGTGAGAGGTCATGCTATGATGAAGGAAAACGTGTAGCAGAAACGTTGATATATGAATATAGGAAAAAATATAATCTTAATATAAAAATCGCAAGATTATTCAATACATATGGTCCAAAAATGGATTTATATGATGGTCGTGTTATAACAAATTTTATAAAACAAATAAAAAATGACAAACCTGTTCAAATATATGGAGATGGTTCTCAAACACGATCGTTTTGTTATATTGATGATATGATATGTGGATTAGTGTCATTTATGAGTCTTGAAGAAAATATATATTCTCCTGTAAATATTGGTAATCCAAATTGTGAATTTACAATGAATGATCTTGTTTCCATATTCAAAACAATAACATCCAAAAATATTTCAATTGAATATTTGCCAAAAACACAAGATGACCCAATGTGTCGAAAACCAATTATTGATAAAGCAGAAAAATTATTCGATTTTAAATGCTCAACGAATCTTCATGATGGAATAAAACAATTATGGAATTATTTCTTAGAAAAATAATCAAGTACTGTTTTATTGTTAGTTGATTTTTGATTTACTTTTGGTAAATATTCATTTAAAAAATCCATCTTATTTTCAACATGACTAATTTTCATCACTTCTTTTGTATCCTGTTTATTATGATATTCATTATATAATTCTAAATAGTGCTTGTCATTATCTGAGTCAATATTTATATTTTTATAAAACTGGTTTACATTTAAACTCGTAAATATTTCCAGTTTTGATATTTTTCTGGATATGTTTATTTTTATAGGGGATAAAGAAATTAGGAGGGCTACAGCAACTATTCCTGCTCTATTTTTAATATCCTCTTTTTTATAATAGAAAAGATTTGTCAATGTTTTAAGGATTGGTTTATTTATATAATTATTTTTTTCACATTTCTGCCAAATTTTGTCCCAGATAAATAATATCCAACTCATTTTTTTACCAATTAGTGCTCCATATTTCGATGTTATTTTATAATTCATATCGACATATTTTTTTTCGATGGATTCTATTTTTAATAGCCATAACAACCAATAAACAATTTTTTCGACGTTTTTTCTGTTTATAAATAAGTTAATGTTTGTATTTAAAATATCAATCTCCATTTTTAGAAAGAATAGAATTTCCCGGATTCCACGGGACATTAGAAGTGATAATTGCGTATGATTATCATCTTCAATATATGGGAATTCTGTCAAATTACAATGAAGAAGATAAACTTCTTCGCGATTACAATTTTTTTCGAGACGTACATTCAACTTATTTTGTTTTCCTTCTATAAATTTAATAAATATTGATGAATAAATATTTCTGATTTCATTTGAATTTATAAGGGCTTCATTTCTATATTTTTTCTTTGTCATTTCTGAAATCATACTAAATTTTTGAAGGATAACATCTATAAATGAAGCGATTGATAAATTTAATAAAAGATTATTCGCGTAAAATGAGATTATGAATGCGTGTAAATCTGCGTAATAAGATGAACTATGTATCTCCGCAATTATTCCCATCATAACTTCTGTGTTCTTTTCGATAAGATTTTTTTCAAGATATGGAATTAGTTGTTGTTTTTTAAAATCAGAATAACTTTTTTTAGAGCATTTCTTATATTTTATACCAAATGGAATTATAACATCCATAATATAGCTAAATAAAAAAATTATCTCTTAAATAACTAATGAACTGTGCCCCCGCAAATAAATCGAAGGACCATACATGTTATTCCAAAGACCAACTTATAAAAATTGCGTTATCTTTGAATCAGAAAAAAAATGCGAATATTAGTCTGAATAAATCAAAGAATGCTTTGTGGGAATCAATAAGAAAAACATTATTTCCTGTATGCACTACGGAATGGTGTTGGTTAGAGCATGTAGATACCGATAAAAAAATGAAAGAAGAAACATTTCGTCCTGCGATGCCAATTGAATGGGTGAAAAATAAATATGAGTGGTTAAGCACAACTGATATTAATGAAGTTATGGTTCAATATGAGAAAAAATATAATAATTTTCGTTTTTTTGGTCCTGTTCCAGTTGATTGTCCAAAAGATATTTATTGTGAACTAACTGATTTAGATATTAAAGGATTAAAATCAAAAGGTGTTGATTATATTGGGATTGTCTTCAATTTAGACCGCCACGACCAGAGTGGAAGCCACTGGGTAGCTCTTTATATAAATATTCCAAAGAGTTTAATAACTTATTATGATAGCACATCAAGTCAACCTCCCGAAGATATAAAATATTTTATAAATATGGTTGGAATAAAATTGAATCAATTAAATGGAAATCATTTGTATGAATATAATAAGAAGAGACATCAATATGGAGGAAGTGAATGTGGTATGTATTCAATGAATTTTTTGATAGAAAGTTTAAAGGGAAAAACATTAAAAGATATTGAAAATAAAGTAATAACTGATAGGGAAGTTAATATTTTAAGAAATTATTTATATCGCCCTCCTAAAAAAATAGAATCGCATATTGGAGGTCAAACTGGTGGAAAAGAAAAAAATAAATTTTCTAAAAATAAAATTACAGATAAGAATAAAAAAGAAAAAAAGAAAGTTCCTAAAAAGAAAATTAAAACTGAGGATAAATCAAAAAAATAAATTATTCAATTAAATAATGTCTGATAAATCTGATGACTTATTTGTTATTTTAGAAGATATACCAGTTGCGGTTGAAAAAGAGCAAATTGCGGTTGAAAAAGAGCAAATTGCGGTTGAAAAAGCGCCAATTGCGGTTGAAAAAGAGCCAGTTGCGGTTGAAAAAGAGCCAGTTGCGGTTGAAAAAGAGCCAGTTGCGGTTGAAAAAGAGCCAGTTGCGGTTGAAAAAGCGCCAATTGCGGTTGAAAAAGCGCCAATTGCGGTTGAAAAAGCGCCAATTGTGGTTGAAAAAGAGCAAATTGCGGTTAAAGAATTAATTTCATATTTTGAAAAATGTTTGGATGATTCGATAAAAATAGAAAAAGAAAATATTAATATTATACAAATGGATGAAAAAGAAAAAACACCAGAACAAATTATAATGAGTGTTTTAGAGGAATTAAAAAATCAGAAAATAAAATTAGAAAATGATTCAAAATATGAAAATTCAATTGAAGAAGTAATGAATATTTATTCTAATAAGAATATAACACCAAAAAATATTAGTGAGATTTATAAAAAATTCAATATACAACCGCTGAAAAATGAAAAAATAGATTTAGTTTATCTTTATATTGATTACAATGACATACATTATTCTAAAAAAATAAAAGATGAAATTGAAACAAAGGATATTTTACATAAAATTGATATGAATAAAACAATTCAACGAATGATACGAGCAGAAATAAAGAGAGAAAGAACACGTAATTATGATTTTTTTATTAATTTAGAGAAAACATGCCAATCTGTGAAAGGTATTGGAAATATTTACATTATTACACCAACTCCATTTATATTAAATGGAACATTAGATTCTAAAATTAAGATTGTTCCATTACATAATTTAATTTCAAATGAATTTTATGAATTATATATTTATCCAAGTGATATATTACGATTTATTAATAAAATAGATGGATTATCTGAATTATTCTTTTTTGGAAATTCGTCTCAATTTATATGTAATCCATTGAAAAAAATGAATGTTTTTAATAAAGATATTCCAATTACACATTTGACTTCAAAAAATTTAGAAGAAATAAAAAAGAAAACAATAAAGAATTTTAAGGAATATAATGCTGTTCAACAATTTTATGAAAAATTTGGAATATTAATGAATTATTCATGCGTTGATAAAATATCACTTATTCGAAAAGATGTTATTAATATGACAAATATTATATTTGAGAATAAGATTGATGTCGATTATAAATTATTACAGTATCTTGTTGGAGGAGCATTTAAATTATATGAAATTGATAAAATGGAAAATCAACGTATAAGTGGATTTTTATCAGATTGTCCAAAGAATCCATATGAAAAATTGAGTATGATTAAATTTGGTATGTTCGATTATTTCACATTAAATGGAATTCATGAAAATTATATTCCTTATTACGCTTATGGTATGATTTCTAAAAATGAGATTCATTATGTTTATATAATGGGAGATACTTTACGATATTCAGCATTCGATTTTATGAAAAAAATTGGAGATAATGTCATAAATAAAACAATTAAATATATTGATAAAGTTGAGACAGATATATTTGATGAATCAATATATGTAGTTGTTGGGGGAGGTCGAGAAAAATATAATATTGTGAACAGCGTTGTTATTGAAATTAATGAGAAGATATTGGAAAAATCTATTCCAGATATTTTATATTTCATGAATGTTAATATAACGCAATTTAAAAAATTCCAGAATGGTGGATATAATATTTCTGAAAAATACTTGAATGGATATATTAAAATACATTATCCTCATTCGGTAATAAAGAAGCTTGAAAAAGAAACTAAAATCCCCTATTTTAAAATATTGAACATGAAGCCTGAAGAGGAGGTTAAAAATAATAGTGTTAAATATGAATGTGTCAGGGATGAAGAAGAGTTGCTCTAAGAAAAAATGATTTAAAAACAGTTTCATTTTTATAACTTATAAAAATGAGCCTTTTAAAAAAGATTAAGGAAAACATTTCTAAGCGGGAAGAAGATGGAGAGGTGATAAACAATGAGGAAGAAGAGGATTTTGTTGAAATTCCAATAATGCTTCCAAGTTTTACATTCTACGGTCATAATTGGGTTGTCGCTCCATTTATGGATGAAATTTTCAAAGGAAGATTTGAATTAATTCCGGTTGAATGTGTTTTAACAATGTATATTCTACGTTGCTATAATATATGCTATTATGTTGTATTAGATAACAGCGAGACTGGTAATGATTTTTCTGTTTATGAGTTTGAGTGGATTGGGGGCGACGGTGAGAGAACGCATTGCGTGAGCGAACACTGTGAGCGAGCGCATTGCGTGAGTGAACACGGGGAGCGAGCGCATTGCGTGAGTGAACACGGGGAGCGAGCGCATTGCGTGAGCGAACACGGTTCGTCTTTAAATGGACACGGGGAGCACGGATACAGTGAGAAGCAAGAAGATAAGGACCCAGAATTTGTTGAATATGCTACAAATATGACAGCGTTGGATGCTGGTAAATTCCTTCGTGATAAAATTGGAGAAGGATATTATATTTACATTCAAGAGCGAATATAAAAATTGATGGTAAAAAACACCAGATTTTTTATGATTTTAGTCTCAATCAGAATGTCGCAAAAAAATATTGAAAATGAAGTGAAGGAACAAATGTTTCCGGAAGTGTCCCAGACAGTGCCAGAATGTCCGACTTGTAATAACCAGATGACTGTTTATAGTGACTACCTTGGAGGATACTACTGTAGAGAGTGTGAAAATAGGAAAACATTTTTGTGGTGGAATAATCGGGACAAATTAACAAAATAATGTTTGACAAACTGTGAAACGAAAATTTTAAATTTAAATTTAAGTTTAAATTTAAAATTTTATAAATCAAATAAAATCAAAACAAAATTTCTTAGTTTAAAAAACTTTGTAATATTATATTATAATAATATGTCTTATTTAAATCAAGAAAATGTTTATTCAGTCGCTTCTGTTATATATAGTAATATTAAGCAACAGTATGGAGTAAATATAGAAGGATATTATTTAGAAGATATTCAAAAGGTGATGGGTAAATTATTCGAGAAAAACAAGGACAAATTCGGTAGAAATCCAAGACAAGTCAGTCAAGCGCTAAATAAAAAAACAGTCGAGTTAGTTCTTCCGCAAGTCGTCCGAAATATACAAGAGGGCTCCCTCAATAAAACACAAAATGCGATATTTAAACCAGAGGAAAATCCAATGGATGCTTTTGAGCGCTTGAAAAAAGAGCGCGAACGTGAGGGACAAACCATCAATGTTCGCAATAATGGGTCTGATATATCTCAGAATTATGCGCCTCCTCTTGCTAATCAGAAGAATATTTACAGTGGGAATAATTATCAGAATCGGGACACGACATATGAAAATCAGTTGCTAATGACGAAAGAGACGGTCAAAGAGATTGAGCCAGATATTGGTGCCACCCGTTTTATGGAAGGAAAACCCATCGGAAACCAGCGCCAGAACTTTATCCGCGATGATGGCCCCTCCAATAATCCCAGTTTTTTCTCCAATCTAAGTCCCGCCAATAATTTAGAGGAGGCCGGAGGAGATACACTCGCATCCCTTTTCAAAGCAACTGCCAATTTGCGAGGCGAAAACACGACCCGCGAGTTCGAGAACAACGACGTATCTGACCGTTTCTCCAAGTTGCGGAACCAATATAAGCAAGACGGAAAGCTCGATAGACCAAAAGATACTTCGAATAAGGTTGAGGATGTCATTGGAAAGCGGTTGAGCGACCCATCACAGATGACGCCGAGTGCCGTAAGAAATTATGATTCCGCCGTCAGTGATGAGAAACCGATTATGGAGACTTTTTTAGTGAATGAGAAGCCTGAGCGTATTGCGGAGGAAAATCGCAAGAATGCTGAGAAGGAGCTCATATTGAGCAACCAACTGAGCAACAACGCCTATTTGAATTACGGTCTCATCCCCCCCGAAAAGATTAACTATCAGACACGCAAATACTATATTACAGTGGATAGTCTTCAACGCGATTTGGAGATTTATCCGTTCCCTACGAATTTTCAGGTCCGCTTTGAGCAACCCGACGAAGTCGTGGAAGTTCCGTCGTATTTGAATGCGAACGGCGTTGTTATTTATAAGCAGGCCGTCGTTTATCAGAATGTTGGCGGAAAGGGTGCGAAGTTGGAAAATATTTATGAGAACATCGTAGAGTTGAAGTGCTTGGATGCGCAGATTCCTTTGGATACGATTTACGTCGGAGGTTCTCCACCCTACGATTTCAATGGTCCTCGCATTGATGAGAACAAGCTGGTCCCCAATCAGTTCCCCTCTTATCCATATGGTCCAATTTTTCAGGATAACTATGGTATTAACGTTGATGTGTTGGACGAGCCGTATTATTTTTTGGTTGTGGATGAAATTGATGGGGCCTATGATGGGACGAGCTTCGCTTCGAGGCGGGCTCTCGCTAAGTTAAACTACGATAAATTATATGGCGTTACGAAGAAGTTCGTCGGTTTGAAGACAGTTTCGTATGAGGGGAAAACATTTTACCCGACGACACTCGCGAAATTATCGCAGATGACGCTCCGTTTGGTTACTCGGTTTAATCAGTTGTTGAATGTCGGAATTGACAAGGTTTATATTAAGTCGATTGAGCAGGGTGAGGAGGTCGTGGGGGACCGCTATTGTCCCCTTCCGGCTGGTAGTCATTTAACGAAGATAACTGTCATCGCGGAGGACCCATCGTATGGTGGTCAGAAGATATGCGCAACGGGGAATTTTCCGGGCGACCGTATTTTATTTTACAGTATATTCGCTTGCGACCCTGTATCGAACTATATTAAATTGAACGATGATATATATATTAACTTTGATAGTTATCCGGTCGTTTATTTTTATATGATGTATGATGGAGTTGAAAAGAGATTGGACATCCGACCATTTTTGACGGTGGGGGATTTGATTGTTATCAACTCGAAGTACATATTCGACATTGAAAATATTGATACAAGTGGTATTTATGTGAAATTGAAACCGCGAATGTTATTTGACCCGACGACCCCGATAACTGCGAAAGGATTCGTGAAAGTCCGCAAATACGGGAATAACGATCAGGACCGCTACTGTTTCCTTGCGCAAAATGGACAGCGCGTCGGTGGAGAACTGACGGAGCAACTCACTTTTCAGGTGTTGTATCCATTTGAGAATATACCGGACTATTTGAGGTCCCCGCCATATGGGTTTTATAGGGCGTATGAAGCCTTTTATATTCAGGCGAAGAAGCAGATTTCTTATACGTTTGAGGTTACGCAGGTCGAGCAAAATATGGAAAAATTGGATTCCCGTGTTATTCCAAGAGGATAAATAAAATAATTTTATTATATAACAATAAATGAATGATTATTGTTATACATATGAAGTATTAAAAAGTGGGCGCCCGATGTTTCCGATGATTGATTGCGTCTATGTTATGATAATGAACAACTCTAAGTATGATAGGCGCGTCCGAGACCAGCTCACAAAATACCCTCTGGGTCAGCGGATTCTTCTTCAAAAGAACGCCGGATTTAAACGGTGCTCTAAGTCGATTGCGCGACAGGACACAATCGCAGATTTAGTCGATAGTAATTACACATTTTTGACGAACGCTATCCAGAACAATTACCGGCGGATTTTAGTATTAGAGGAGGACTTCATAATTAGCCCTAAGTTGGGTGATAAGGATGTAATACGCGATATTCAATCATTTTTAACAGTTCATGAGCCAGAAGCGTTATTATTGGGGAGCGTCCTTTGGAGAACAGGGGCGATGGTCGAAAATTTTAAAGAGGTCGAAATAAAATTGGGGGCTCATGCTATTATTTATAATAACGTTGGGATTCAGAAATTGTATAATTTGCTCACACGGAAAATGAATATGGCAATTGATATAGATATATTGACAAATGATTATTTGAAGATGTATTCATATAAATTACCTCTTATTATTCAAGTTTATGGGGGGACTGAAAATCAACAGAATTGGGGAATACATATTCGTGATAAAAAAAAGAGGGAGCGCTCAGTTAAAATGTATTTGTGGTTTTTGGGAATTTTGGGGTTCAGTAATGAGAAAAAGATATGGGATGCCTATGACTTGAATTATAGGGTTCATTTTGACTGGAAGTTTGGTATTTTTCAAATTATACTGAATTTCATAAGTTATTATAGTGATAAATATGGTAATAAATAGATTTATAAAAATTGAAAGAATTTTTGGATTTATTTTTAGTGATTTAATTTGTAAAAAATGCTTAGTTTATTTAATACAAAAACTCAAATTCAAAAACCAAGTTCAAACATGACAGGTTTAGATTTGGACGATGCTTTATTTTCAATCGGCGTTGGTTCAATTGAAAGGTGTCGAGAAATTGCTAGGAAGTTATATGATGAAGGAGTTTCATCTTTTGAAGACTTACGTAGCGTATCTGAACAAGATGCGCGTGGAATTCTTTCAAAGGTTGGACTGAACAAGATTCAAGAGAACAAAATCATCGGCGCTATTCAAGGAATTTCTTGTCAGGTTGTTGAACCTCCAAAGGTTCTGAAACCAGATACGAACGTATTGGCGAATTCATTATTTTCAATTGGTGTTGATTCTTCAATGAAAAACTGTGAATCTTATTCGATTCGGTTATTCGATCAAGGAATTTACTGTCTTGAAAATTTATGTAATTTATCTGAACAAGACTTGAATAGTATTATTTCAGCAATCTACTCAATTAATATCTCTCAAAAGCAAGTAATTATCAGTGCGATTTCAAAAATTCCACGTAAGAGTGTTAAACTTCCAAAAACAGGAGAAGAAAGAACTTGTTTTCTTTTGGATAGTTCTGGTTCAGTTCAAAATGAGACTAACTACTTTGAAAAACTTAAAGAGATTATTTCTGAAAGTGATGAAAGTGATTTATATGTTCGATGGGACAGTATTGCTCAATCTTTCTCAAATTCAGAAATAAATTTCTGGATTGATTCAAAAAAAGGATTTCGAGGAACTTATCCGATTAGTTCAGTTCTACATATACCAAACGATTTTGGTGAAAATGACACGATTACTATGGTGTCGGATGGACAAATTGGTTCAGACAGTGCTCAGCGTTTCATTCAAGCAATGAACGCTCGGTTTCCTTTTGGACACAAATTCAAGCAAATTCGGGTCATTTTGATTAATACTGGTGGAGCAATTGACAAATCAATTGTTTCTGCTTTTACAAAATACGACTGTCCATTTGTTTTGGAAATCTATGAACAGAATGGTTCCCTGAAATCACGCGAAGAAGAAAACTACTACAAATTGTTTGATATGCTTCGTGATATGAAGAATCTTTCTGATTTTACACCTGAACTTAGAAAGTCTATTCACAATCTTGCGCTCGGTTGTTCTTCAACTGACCGGATTGTAGTAGATCTTCGCTCAGAAATTAAGCGACTTATGCGCAAGTTTCAAGAAGAGCTGGACAGAGCTCCCCCAGAAGGAAATCCAACTCTTGATAAATTTGTTGCGGAGGCCGGAAAAGAAACTATTTCGATTTCAGTTTTGACTGAAATCATCAAGAATTTAACTTCCAGTTTTCACTTGAAAAAAGCGACAGCTGGAAACCCACTTCTGATTCTTATTCAAACTATAAGCGACCTCAATGACAGATTGCTTGATTTCGGAATAAACTCCGGATTACACAACTCTGGGTATGGCGTTTCTGGATTGGCTATTGCGAACGCAAGTGTTGCGGAAGAAGTCAATATTGATACTTGCGCAATGGAGGAACAATGTAATTTTGAGGATCCCATTTTTGGAGGACTTACAATAGCGATTGTTCCAATTACGCAAGGTGATTTACTACTCCCATCTGGCAATATTTCCCAGATAAGAAGATTTCCGATGTTGCTTAGTGTCAAAGATGAAATCTTTATGGCTCCAATTGGATTAGATGGATTTGCTGAAATGGTTAAACATTCACGGCTTTCACATCCCCTTACCAGAGTCTCAATGCGTGATGTGGGATTTCTCATATTTCCAGAAAGAGCGACTGATGAACAAAAAGCGAGCATTGTAAAATTCAACAATTCTGCGATTGCTAAGTTATTGTTCCATGGAAAGAAGGTCGGAGACTCCAACCTTTTCTACTTCTGTTTCGCCCTCCGTATGTTGTCGGTCTCATTTCTTGAAGAGCACAAGCCTCAAATTGAGGAAGAAATCCGATGGAGACTGAAGAACTCGACGACTTGCGCGACTTTGTGTGGTCCATCAACCGAGTTTCCTCACGACAAAATGAGCATTCAGAATGCGCTTATTTTCACTGTTTTGTCTGCGTGTGTTTGTGAAACATCCGCACAGAACCCACTTCTCATGCACGTGTCTTATCTTTGGAAGATTAAGAAACTGTTGGAGATTTCGTGTGTCAAATTACCAGCTAAAATCAAGAAGCATCTTGAACTTATTCAGGTCGCGATGAAACTTCTGGCAGTGAATAAAGAGGACCAAACCAAAAATAACGGGAAGATGAAATTGTTTGGATACAGGAACCTCATTGGTTGGAAGTTAATTACAGTCGATGGATCCTTTTATCCAACCGGAGTTCGTTTGAATGAAGAAGAACAACTTGACCAGAATGAGATATTCAAGGGAATTCTTAAAGAAATTGTTGGGTTTCCAATTGAAATCGATTTGTTTTGCTCATTGTATGACTTGTTCATCAAACAGAATGACTTCTTAACACTTCCGCATATCCCTTTTGGATTACAGATTGCGGTCTGTTCTCGCAATTTCACATTGTTTCAATCGACTGACGAAGATTTTCGAAAGGCTGTTGTTGATTACGTCAAAGGCCGGAAATTCGACAAATTACCGTCATTCGAGTATGTGTGTTCAAAGCTCTACATTACAAAACCAACCCAGCTTCTTAAAAGAGAAGTTTGGGATGAATTGGTTGCGAATCAGCTGGACACAGACGAGAAGATTGAGTCATTCTGCGAAACGTATAAGTTTGTTCCCAAATACGTGAGTGGTGGTAGCAGTTATTCCTTTTCTGGAGGACAACCGCGAACTCAACATAGCACGCGTTTTGGAAGAAAAACACGTCGTCGCTGGTTGGGCCTATCAAAGGCTGAACAAATGGCGATATGTAATGGAAAATGCAATCGAAAATAATTTTTTCAATGTTTTGAAAAATTTATAATATTATATAAATATATATGGACGGGGGTAAAAAGGTAAACTTGAAAAAACATGTGGCAACTGAGCGCAAAAAGCACAAAGAAGCAATAAAATCAATCTGTCATGACAGGGATTGTAAGAAGAAGGCTTCTCCAACGCGTATTCCATTGGCGGATGACCATGTGCTCTCTCATTTCGGATATTCCGAAGTTAAGAAAATGTCTTCTATTGCTCGTCATCGGGCTTTAATTAGTGCGATTAATTCATTGCGTCATCAGCACGGGGAACACAGCGCCCTTATTACAATTATACACGAACTCGTTGCGCGATACAACTTATTACATAAAAGAACGCCGGACGTGGCGGAAATTATGAAGCGGGATTCAGAGTGGGTTTCCGCATTACTTGAAAAATGGAAACGCGCACATACCAAAAAATGAGGATTAAAATTTGATAAAATTGATGGTAAAACACTCATAAGTTTTACCATATTACTGGACTAAAAATGCTAACATCAGAAGCCCAAAAACATTTAGACAACTTGTCTGAATTAGATAGAAACTCGATCTTAACATGGATTGGAAATCGGCCACCAATAAATCCATTTGTGGTCCATCTTGGATACATGTATTTTTTCAAAGGTGAAAGGCTGGTTTGCGTAGAGCTACAAGAACAAAATGGAGTATTTGTCATGTGGTTCGACGACCAAATCATTGAATTTGACCTCGCAAGCGGAAATTGCTTCATTGTCAGTTTTTATCGAAACTGTTTGGAATACTTTTCTGTCGGCGACCATTATCAGAATGCGACTCAGAATGGTTTATTTTGTTTCTTGTATAAGTTGCTTATTAAAGAAAGAATCAACCGCATTGGTGGAAGAACGATTCGTTCTATGCGATTCTTTTTCACTCCGAATTGCGTTGTTGGACATCTTGAACGAGCTGGCGGGTCAAACCTTAAAGTTCCAACTCACTGCTTGTCATTACATGAAATGATTCTCGGTATCAAACAATTTATGATGGCGCGATTCAATTCATCTTTTATGAGAGCACACAGTTTTTTAGACCGGCTATTCAGGATGTTCAACGAACTCAATGTCCACTTTCAGATTCCGGACGATACGGTGTTGGATTGTTTCTTCAAACCCAGTTTGGTAGAAGATTACAATCATTCCCGATGATTTCACTACTAATGAAAAGGTTGATTCCGAATCATCTTATGATTGGAGGAACATTCCAAAAATGTGTCGCGATGAAATTTTTGAGAACGATGACTTCTTCAATTTTTCCAAGTATTTGTATGAGTTTTACTCAAAACCCAATTGGTTTTCGAGAAGCAATTCCATTGATGGATGAATTATTTGATGGTTATCGTTTGAAAACCAGATTGGTCTCAAATGGTTTCCCAAGTAGTATATCTGATTGTGTTCAGAACATGATGGCTGAACTTCAAGTTCGCGATGAAGCTTGTAAGAAACGACGAAGAAAAGAGTTTGAGGAATACCGTCGTCTTGAAGAAGAAAAATGCCAAAGAGAAGCTTCTATTCAGGAGTTTCGCAATGGAATCAATGAAGTTAAGACTAAATTTCAGGAAGCAATAACTCTCGGGCGTGTGTTGGATAAAATATGCGATCATTCTTCTTCTAAAAAAATGAAGCATGATGAATAAATTATTGAATAAAAATTCAATATTATAATAATTGATTAAAATTATAACATTTTTTCTCCCATACAAATGACTCGTCAAAAAAGAGGTATTACACTTTCTATGAAGAACAAAGAAATTGTAGAGCGATTGCGCAATCAAATGATTTTTTGGGAAGCAATGGCCCAAATTGATAGAGAAGCAAAGTTGTCTGCGATTGGATCATATATATTAGACATGTTTGCTGATGACTTATGGAGTCTATAAATCTTACGTCGATGGACCCAAAACACTATTATAACTATTCGTATTGATATAAAAGTTCCTCTTATTTACATCACACGTGTTCAAACTGGACCGCAAATTATAACAAGCAATCTGCTCCGCCGGTGGAACAAAGGGAAAAGGAGGATTCGGGTTATACGGTTGTTCCGATTTTGATTGGGGGGCTGGTCTCTTGGAGGCGTCGGGAATATCCGCGCAACATCCGAATCCACAAGGCTGATTCGTCTTACCGACGGGGACGCAAGGATTTAATTCCAGCGTTTCTAAATAACCATACGCCTTCGGAATAACAACAATTCTGGGGAATTTTTGAACCTGACAGAATACGGCTTCTTGTGTTCCGGCTTTTGCGATATTACATCCAAATGACATTTAATTTTATATAGAAAATATAATTATAAATTCTCAATTATAATTATGAATATAAACAATCAATGTTATAGACATGAACGAATAAGCACACATAACAAATATGACAACCAGATTATTTTTCCAAACGTGGATATAACATATGTTCTGATAATGGTCGGTTCAAAATATGAAGAAAGAGTTAGAAGACAGTTAGCGGATTATCCATTTACGCGGAATATATATCTCCAATGGAATTATGGATTTAGAAATTGTAGAAAACATTTGGCAAAACAAAAAACTGATTCAGATTTATCTGATGCGTATATGATTGCATTTAGTCATGCGATTCAACATAATTATGATAGGATTCTAATATTAGAAGATGATTTTGTAGTAAATGGAATTACAAATACTGATAGAAAAAATATATATGATTTTTTGGAAATATATAATCCAGAAATTTTAACGCTTGGAAGTTTGATACAAAAATCATCAGATAAATATTTTTTGAATAATAATTTTTTACAAATATATATTAAATATGAAACACATGCCATGATATATAATAAAGATACTATAAATAAATTATATATAAAATTATATAATGAAAAAATAGATATCGATCTTTTTACAAATAATATATGTAAAATATATAGCTATAAATTACCTTTAATTGTTCAAATTTTACCAAAAACAGAAAATCGTTCAAATTGGTATTTTAAAAATAAGTTTCAACAATTATTCAGTAATTTTATTATTTGGATATTAGGTCTTGATAATGAAAAAAGATATAAAAAAACATATAAACTTATACATGATATACATTTTAATAAAAAATACAAAATACTTAAAAAAAATACTCAATAAAATTTGTTAGTTATTATATAAAATATAATTATAAAATCTCAATTATAATTATGAATATAAACAATCAATGTTATAGACATGAACGAATAAGCACACATAATAAATATGATAATCAAATCATTTTTCCAAACGTGGATATGACATATGTTCTAATAATGGTCGGTTCAAAACACGAGGAAAGAGTTCGAAGACAGTTGGTGGATTATCCATTTACGCGGAATATATATCTCCAATGGAATAATGGATTCCGAAATTGTAATAAGCATTTACAACTATTTTCAAAAAAAGTATAGTTTTTTCAAATAAAAATATAGTTTTTTTATATTTTTATATAAATTATTTTATTTATAATATAAAAATAATATATAACTTATAATATAAGATAATATTATT